GGTGTATAGTAAGCCTAATCACTTAGGCCTCTATATGTCTCTAATCCGTTGGCAATCTACATCACCTTCAGAAGGTAGAAAGAATCGGGTGGCGTCATAGCCCCCGGTATTTCTGTCTTTCATAGGTGTAATGCTACTAATAGCAAGGTCATACAGATTTTCATCTGAAAAGACCCTTCTATTATGTAATGGGATATTACAGTTACCTTTTAGTATATCTACTAAAGTTAACAATACATCGAATTTGCACTTAGTGACTTTATGTCCTTTGTTGTGATATCGGTATGTATCGATACTTGGTAAGGATGCCAAGTGTCTGTAATTTCCTTTCATCCACTGTTTATATATGAAATATTCATCAGGATCATCGAAGTATTCCACTTCGCCCTTATCATTAACTTCTTGATAAGCTTCCTCAGGAAGAAATCTCTCGGCCTCGGTATGCAATGCATACACGAGTGGATGATTATTTTGTATAACTATATTACTAGCATTGTTACTCTCACGGCGGATAGTTAGTCCGTCGATTTTGTTCCAGAATACATGGTCGCGTGCTGTTTCCAGTGCGCGTAATTGGTCCTCAGGTGTAAACCCTAATACTAATTCATGTATATCTGTTCGCATAGTGTCACCCTCTTCTTGTTCTACAAAAAGGGGAGGCGCACCAGCTAAGACTTCTGGAAGAGATAAAATACTAGCTATTATCTCACCTCGTTTCTTAAAACTTGGTAAAGATAATAGGGCTGAGAACGCGGGTCTTAAAGATTCATCTTTGTACCCTCTCAATCTGCAAATCCTTAGTAACTCTAAAAGTTGTTCAGGATTCTTATGCATACCTGCAAGTAAGTGAACTGGTAATCCAGTTACCTCACCTGCGGGTGTAAATAATCTCTTAGCGAACTCGGCATAGCCTTGTTCACTACGAGTGCATTTTGATTTTGAAATGGTAACACCTAATGATTCGATTACCTCCGTATACTTTTCGTATACTTTGATATTCGTATCAATAGTGTCATCGCCTAAGATAAGGTATTCGTACCCTTCTGGGTCAATACCCGACTTATATGCGCAAAAGTGTTTTACTACATGATGCGTATATGTCGATATTGGCCAAGAGGAAAGTACACCCATTGGGTTACCTACTTCGTATTTTACCTTACGGTTAGTACGATCGTAGAAGAATTCTCTCTTAGTCATGATTGTTATCCATTCATTTGCCTCAACATCACCGAATAATGCCTCGACTACTTCCTTCTCTAACGAATTAGGAAATCGGTCAGTAAAAGCAGTCATATCGGAAGTATACAGTTCGTAACCTAGGTTGTGAACCATATGAGGTATTTTATCTTGATGATAAGTTACATCAGTTCTAAGTCTTGACAGGCCTTTCATAAATACATTATGTAGATTTGAAAGAGCCTGGTTAGACCACCAATCAGCGATGGCGACTTGCCGGGTTTTCCCGGCCTTGTCGCTTATGAAGACCAGCTTTGAGGGGATGAAGTTCCCCTCTGGCAGGGACTCTATATATGTACCCGGTAGTACAAAACTACCGGCGCGCCTCAAGCGTGTTTCTATCATCCTTAACAGGTCTGGATCATGGTGCCATAAGGCGCTTAAATCCTCAAGACATGTTAGGGATGCTGGTCCGTTAGGGCCAGCCTTGTTAGAAAGTACGAGTCTCGGTTTCCCTATCTCCTTTGGTATTACCCTTAGGATTTCGGGCTGAGAACGTATGTAATCTATTATCTCGTTAATAGTACCTTGTTTAGCAGTAGATGGGTCGATGATTGTCTGCACGTCGTTAGACGGAGCAAGCCTAAACTCTTCTATTAGTCTAAAGACTGATAGGGAGTACTTCATCGAATCCACACTATTTCTATCAGGTTTCAGAAAGCGTATAGCTTTCGGAAACCCGTCCTTATCCGTTTTACAGAATGGGATCTCTGTCAACTTTTGGTGTAAACACCATTGTTGTAGAGATAACCTATACTGTTTAAGTATAAGTAATGCTTGTTTAAGGCCCTTATTATCTATAAGTTTCTTAACAAGTCGATAGAACTTCTGAAAATTTTGATTTGTAGATTTATTATGTAAAATGTTTACCACCGGAAATAGCTCAAACAATGAGTGTAACCATGGTGCGTTAAGTCGTTTTATTTTGATAACTTTACTATTAGGATTTCTAGCGCCTGTTAACAGGTCGTTATTAATTTTAATATGCTCTTGCTTCATTTGAAGGTGCCATGTAAGGTTAGGGG